ATCCCTCCCTCTCGCAGATATTTATCTTCGACGCCAACAATGGATTCGCGCCGAATACACAGACGGCGTAATCCCAGCCATGATGTTTGAGACAGACGCTACATGGGGTACGAACCCAGACCTCTTGCGCGCGTACGAGAATATCCTCAATGACGATCTTGCTGGACAGACAGAGCAACGCAAGCGCGCTCGCCTATTGCCTACCGGACTCAAGGCGGTCATGGACGAAGGATACGGAGAAAAGTTCAAGGACACGCTCGATAACTTCCTCATTGAATCTATCTGCGGACACTTCGGCGTTCAGCCAACAGAGATTGGATACAACCCAAAGGGTGGGCTAGGCGGAGCAGGGTTCGAAGAAGGTAAGGCAGGTAACGCTGAGGCTCTCGGCGCTCAACCTCTTATCGCATGGCTCAACAAAATGATTACCAACCTTTCTTACACTTACCTTGGTATGCCTCGCGAGCTCGAATTCCGGTTAATGCCAAGCAAGCGCCAAGACGACGAATCAACTGCGCGTAAGCACCAGATAGAAATTACCTCAGCAGCTAAGACTGTGAATGAGGGTCGCGCGGAACTAGGCTTACCGCTCTTGGATACCCCACAAGCAGACATGCCAATTCTTCTCGCGGGTCAATCAGTATTGCTATTCAGCCCTGACGGAATTATCGACGCTATGGCTGGCGGATCTGCGCCACAACTAGAATCAGACGGCGTAACAGAAGTAGAGGGAACAGAAATCCCAGCGCCTAAGGCGGAAGAAGAAGTCGAGCCTAAGAAGGAAGAAGTCGCGGTAGAGGTTAAAGCCTTTATGAAGTGGGCAAACAAAGGGCGACGCGGTAGGGATTTCGAGTTCAAGACTATCGACTCGGTAGTTGCCGACGCGCTTAATCGTTGCGCTATGGAAGGCGACCTTGAAACGGCTCGCCAACTAGCCAAAGCGTATATTTACTAATGTGGGGCGCTCATAAGGTCGATGGGCGTATAGCAGCAAAGAATTCAGTTAAGATCCGCGCAGCGCTACGCCAAAGTATCGACGCCAAAGAGGTGTTCGAAGAGTATTCGCGTACCCAACCCAATGTAAGCGATAACATCACGCAAGACCGCGCTCGCGCGCGCGCGTGGGCTATGCTCAATGTGCGCGTAAATACCGAACCTATTACCGCAGCACTACGCGCAATTTACGCAGACGGCTATGTATTAGGGGAAGCTTCGGCGCAAGAAGCGGTCGCTCGCGCGCGTAAGGCACAAGATAAAGCCCTAAGTAAGTCCGACGACGCCTACATAGACTGGTCAAAATGGACTCCCGGCAACAAGGCGACGGCACTATTGCTCCGCCCTCGTGGGGCATTCAAGAAATTCCTAGACGACGCTGGCGTTGTAAGCAAGGCTATCGAGAAGGCTGGTTACGATCGTATTGGTACGGCGCTGGCAGATTCGATTGCAGCAGGATTCAGCCCAACCAGAGCAGCGAAAGTAATCACAGAGAAGATAGGCGACCCCGCGCGAGCGCTGACTATTGCCATAACAGAACAGAATCGCGCCATGAGTGCTGCGACACTATTAACATACCAAGAAGCACAAGTAGAACAGATTGAGTGGAACGCGGTAGAGCCTTGCGACATTTGCGCGCCGAATGACGGACAGGTAGTGAATCTAGGGGAAGCATTTGATTCCGGCGATACCCAACCACCCGCTCACCCGAACTGCCGTTGCGCTCTATTGCCTGTAATTATAGGTATGGTAGATGATCGTAGCCTGGGGCAAGATTTCCTCGACACACTAGGCGGAGCAGATGTAGAAGAGCAAAGATTTCCTGCGAGCCTATCCATTGAAGAAGCCGCAACTATCATTCGCGCAGCAACGCCAAGAAGCGACAAAGGAGATTACAAACTTGAGGCTATTCAGGAAGCCTTGGGCTTCAATGGCTTACCTAAATTGGTCACAGAACAAGAAATGGAGCAACTTAAATCAGAAGGCTGGACAGGCGTTTATCGCGGAGTCAGGAATTTGGGTGTTAAAGATTACCTCGCCCCTGAATTGGTCGCTGAATTTAAAACTGGGAAGCATTATCCAGGTTTAGGCATTTTTGGCAATGGTACTTATGCTTCGACAGACATCGTAACTGCTGGGAATTATGCAGAAGGTCGCACAGCGAATCTCATTACTTTAGCCATTTCCCCCGAAGCGAAAATTATTAACTACAAAGATTTGCAGCTAATGTTGGAGGCGGAGGCAACCCAAGTAATAGATCGCATGGGAGCAAGCCAGTATGTCCATAGCGGAGAAATGGCGATTTTCAACGACCCGGGAAGGTACGCTGCGTCAAAGGGTTACGACGCTATAATCGTTCCACAACGAGAGAAGAGCAATCAGCTTACCCAAAGAGACGAAGATTTTTATGTAATCCTCAATAGAACAAAGGTGGCGGTGGTTGAATGAAAGCAGAAATTAGCAGGTTAGCAGCAATAATCGTACAAGAAATGCCTATGTCCGAACGCGTCAAGCTGATACCTTTCATCGAAAAAGCGCAATCCCTCAAGGACATTCCTGAGCCTTGGCGGGGGCAAATGAAAGCCCTTAAAAAAGACCTAGCCGATCCATACGGCGGTCGCATACAAGAACTCTGACCCTGCTAAGCTTAGGGCAAGATTATCTTTACAGTCTGGCGTATGATTAGCAATAATTCTAAGGAGAATTCATAAATGGCAGAAGGACATGTACCCCCACAAGCGGTTCGTAATAATGCGAAGCGCGGTTTAGAATTACGCAAGAAGCATGGTCGGGGCGGTACAGAAGTAGGGGTCGCGCGCGCGAGAGATTTATCTAACGGTGCAGCGTTATCATTAGACACAATTAAGCGCATGAATTCATACTTTGCGCGCCATGAAGTGGATAAAAAAGGTGAGGGTTGGGGCGTAGATAGCGCAGGTTACATAGCGTGGCTACTCTGGGGCGGTGACGCTGGCAGATCATGGGCGCGGGGAATCACAAACAGAGCAGAAACCAAGGAGAAATCAACAGTGAACGATTTAACAACGGCATTTTTCGAAATCGTCAAGGCTGATAAGCGCGACGACGGTACTCTTATGGTTTATGGTAAGGCAACCGACGACTCGCTCGACATTGACCAACAAATCTGCGACCCTCTATGGCTAGATCGTGCCATGCCAGAGTGGTTTAAGTCCGGCGGTAATATCCGCGAACAACATTCTTCGATTGCTGCAGGAGTAGCTAAGGAATACGAGAAGAAGGCAGACGGACACTACATCCACGCTCTCGTGGTCGATCCTATCTCGGTCAAGAAGGTAGATACAGGCGTACTCAAGGGATTTTCTATTGGAATTAAGTCGCCACGCGTAGTGCGCGACCAAAAAGCTGCGAATGGACGCATTATCGACGGTCAGATCGTAGAAGTAAGCTTGGTGGATCGCCCAGCCAACCCTAACTGCCAGCTTGTCCTCGCTAAAAGCGTAGACGGCGAAAGCGGTATGTGGAAAACAGAAGAATTAATCGAGAAGAAAGAAACGAATTACGGTGCGATTAACTCCGGCGGAGAAGGGTCTGAGCCAGCCGATAAGGATTTATACGCGCGCGTAAAGGCGGAAGCCAAAGAGAAGTTCGATGTTTATCCGTCTGCTGTTGCTAACGCATGGGTAACACGCGAGTATAAGAAGCGCGGTGGCGGGTACAAGAAGACGAAAGAAAAGTCAGCCTCTATTGCATTACAATTATCCGAGATTGCAGACGATTCAGAAAAGAGAGCACTACTTATGAAGAATGCCCAAGACCTTATTGAACTCTCAAAGTCAATCGCTCCTGCGGATCTTGTAAAATTCGACCAGAAGTTGTACGACGACGCACGACGCGCGCTCGCTCAACTTATTGTGGTCGAGGCTAACGAAATGGAAGCCGGAAGTAACGAAGAAATGTCTATCGCTCACCTATTGAGCGCAGTACATCACCTACTAGCATGGTACGGTGGCGAAGTCGCCGAGGGAGAAGTCATGGAACAAGAAACAGAAGATATTGAATTAGCAGCAAAGCCAGAGGAAGAAGAAGAAGAAGGCGAAGAAAAGGCGTTGTGCGCTGAATGCGATAAATCCAAGAAGGAATGTATGTGCAAAGGCGGATACAAGGCTATGCACAAAGAAGAAAAGAGCGCAGAAAACAAGTGCCTAGAGTGCGGTTGCCATTCACCAGCCGACGCACACGGTAGCGACGAAGTAACTACTGCGGAAATGGTTACCCCTGATGAAGCACCTAAGTCAGCGGAGCCAACCGAAGAAGTAACAGAATTAGCTGACCAAGAACTTCCGGAAGAGGAAGAAACAGTTTCTGAGGGGTCAAATCTCACAGAAGAAATAGAAGCAATCGTTGAGAAAGCAATCAAGAGTGCTACCGAATCTCTCAAATCAGAGATCGCTACATTGGCTAATGCAAAAGAGGCAGCAGTTAATAAGGCGGTAGGTTTGGAATCGGATTTAGCAGTTGCGAAGTCACTCGCCGTTGCTGGTGGTCCTAAGCGGACTATCAAGCCGGTAGATCATTCAACAAATGACCTACTTGTAAAAGCAGCCACATACAAGGCTAAAGCAGACGCGTCTACTGACCCCGATCTTATGAAGGGTTACAAGCTTCTAGCAGAGAAATACTTTGCTGAGGCAGACGCGATTACTAAATCCAACTAACCCGAAAGGAACCAAAACTATGGCTGAAATGCCACGCGCTAAGGACCTATTCGGCGACGCAACACCAATCGAAGCAGCACAGAAAATGGAAGAGTTCACCGATCTACTCGGTAAGTCACTCTCTCAGTCTTCTTCTGTTCCGGGTCAAGCGCCAGCCGTAGATCCATTAACTGCAATCGAAGGACTTGTTGCTAACAAGTCACTCACACCAGACGCTCTCGCTGGACTCAACAACGCACTCGCTTCCCAGCGTCTTGCTATGCAGGAAATCCAGAAGGACATTACCCTTACATCACCATTGAGCACATCTTTTGCAGCCTTCGACCTCGAAGCACCTGCTAAGTTGCTCACACCACGCCCAACACCACTTCGTAACCGAATCCCACGCAAGAAGGGCGTCGGTACTTCACACCGCGTCAAGCGTATTCTTGGTTACACAGGTACAGGCACAGGCGGAGTCGGACAGACTTGGCCGGGAATTACAGAAACATCAACTCAGCAGTTCGGTCAAATCAACTATGAGCGCGGTAAGTTAATCTCTTACGCAGCTGATGATCTTGTACTTCCATACAACTCATACTCACTATCTGACTCAGTAAGCTTCGACGCTAACTTCTCAGGTCTTGGTTATCAGGATCTTCGCCAGCTTTCAAGCACATCTACTCTCTACGCAACAATGTTGATGGAAGAGCGTATGATGCTTATGGCTCGCGGTACTGCAAGCGGATACTCAGGCGCACTTACAGCACCTACATTCGCACTCGCTTCACCAGTCGCAGCGACAGGACAGACTGCGATTGCTGCGAATACTTACTACGTCAACGTAACTGCTGACGCTGGTATCTCAACAACAGGTTTCGGTGAGTCTATCCTCGGAACAGAAGCCAACACAGTAGTTGCTTCAGGCGACGTTCTAACAGTCACAGTTTCAACTGCGGTTGCTGGCGCGCTCGGTTACAACATCTATGTCGGTACTGCAACAGGTGCAGCGAACCTCAAGTATCAGGGAACACTTCGCGGAACAGGTACCTTCACAATTCAGGGTGCAGGAACTCAGGGTCTAACTGGTAACAACGCAGCTCTCACCACAACAGGTGCAGCAGCCTCACGCGCGAGCGCAGATACATCTGCTTACGCAACAGGTTACGACGGAATCCTTCCAACAGTCCTCGGTGCAAACTCAGGATTTAACAACGCAATTAACTCAACATTCTCTACATCTAACCCAGGTGCTGAGTATCAGACAGTATTTGCGCGCCTCTACGACGCAGTCAAGGCAGATCCAGATTTGGTTCTCCTTAACGGTAACGACCGTAAGCAACTCTCTGACGCAATCAAGAGTGGCTCAACTGCTAACTATCGTTTGACTATCAACGATCCAGGACAGGGTGGAACTACA